TGACAACCAGTGCTGTACCTGGACATGCTGCTCGAGCAATTGATCCCAAAGTTGGTACTATAATCGGTAAGGCATTACAAGATAAAGATACGCTAGAGGCTGGCGTAATTGAAGTTGCAGTGGGGCGAGTATAATGACAAAACAAATAATTAATATTGGTACGGCAGACAAAGGCAATGGCGATCCTATACGCACAGCATTTGATAAGGTAAATCAAAATTTTACTGAATTATATACTGCGCTAGGACTTGACGAGTTACCTTTAAACCTAGGTAGTTTTGAATTTACTGGCAACACAATAACAACAACCGACAGCAGCAGCATCATTTTAGATCAAGCTGTTACAATAAATTCAGAACTTACTATGGAAGGTGACATTGTTCCAGATTTAGCTGGCGAACACAATCTTGGCAGTTTAGCAAAACCTTGGAACAGTTTGTATGTTAGCGGATCTACAATATATCTTGGAAATGCTGCATTAAGCGTTGACTCCAACGGTGAAATTTCGATAAACGATAATCGCCTAGTCCAGGACAACGGAAATTACATCAGTCTAAATTTAAATGTAAATGATGTAAACATTAGCAGTCCTCAAGTTGGAGATACATTACAATGGGCGGGCGGTTTTTGGGTCAATGGCACCCCAAGTGGCGGTGGCGGTAGTACGGCCTGGGCAGATATCACAGGTAAACCTACATTCTCCACTGTGGCCATAAGTGGTAGTTATAACGATCTCACAGACAAACCCAACATTGCAGGCACATATCAATTCTCTGTGGCCGCAGATGATTCCACACAGCGATTAATATCATCAGACGAAGTCATCAAGTTCATCGGGGCTGGAAGCGTAACTACCGGCAGCGATGCGGAAGGTAATATCACTATTACCGGCAGCACTATCGTTACTGGTATAGAAAGTGAAACTGATGTTTCAATCAAAGTCAACCTCACCGACTCTACACAGAGAGTATGGAGATTTGGCGAGGATGGCATACTCAACTTACCAGGTAATTTAACATTCCCAGATAATACTGTACAGTCTACAGCCTGGGCTGGTGGCCGTGTGGTTGCCGCTCCTACTCACAGTTATGGAGCGGACGGAGATGTTGCTGGTATGATGGCGTTTGACGGTTCGTACATTTACTATTGCACCGCAAACTTTGTTAACAATTCAACCAATATCTGGAAGCGTGTGGCGCTTGATGCCTCACCTTGGTAACGATAAATATAAGATAAAGAGAGCGGACTATGCCCATACAAACAGTTAATCTTGGAACTTATGCTAACGATGGAACAGGCGACGATCTACGCACGGCTTTTGAAAAAGTAAACGAGAATTTTACGTTTTTAGACAATTTAGATGCAAGAGATTCTGTAAATCTAGGATTAGGAGCTCCTGTTTTTGCTACAAAATTGGGGACAACTTTTCAATTTCGTAGCCTAGCAGCTGGTAATAATATGGCTGTAACCTATGATGGAACTACAATCACGTTAGCAACTACTAGTACATTTACAGGAAATGTAACAGGGAACCTAACAGGAAATATAACAGGGAACCTAACAGGAAATGTAACAGGGAATCTTTCTGGTACAGCAACTAGTGTATCTGATATTTCAAATCACAATATAGCAGAGTTGGCAGATGTAGCTTCTACAACGGCTTTAGAAGGACAGATTTTAACTTATCAAGGTAGCCTGTGGAGACCTGTAACTGCTTCAAGTAATATAGCAGTTAATGTAAATGGTAATCTTTTAACTACTAATGCTACTACTATAAATTTTAACGGCTCCGGAATTAGTGGTACAGCAGTTGGTTCTTCAGTGACAGTATCTGTTGTAGGTGGAGGCACATTTGATTTTGGTAGTTTTACTAACCCTAGCGGTATAACAGTGGATTTCGGCAGTTTAATATAATAGGAAATACAAAATGGCATTACAATTACGTAGAGGAACTAATGGTCAAAGATTAACTATAACACCGGCAGAAGGAGAACTTGTTTATACTACAGACACAAAATTAGTCTATGTAGGTGACGGTTCAACTCTAGGCGGAAATGCTCTAGGTAGTAGTGGAAGCGGCCCAGGCACTAATAGCTTTACAATTATTAGTGTTGCTGGTCAAGATAATGTTGTGGCAGATCAGGCCATTGACACACTAACTTTGTCAGCAGGAACAGGAATATCTATTACAACAAATAATGTAACTGATACTATTACTTTGACGACAAATGCCTTACTAAATGTTCTAGAAGATACTAGTCCTCAATTAGGTGGCACGTTAGATCTTAATAACTACAGTATTTCATCACCTAATAACATGACCCTAGTTACTAATAATGGACTAGGGACTGGTATAATTTATCTCAGGGGTGACATAAGTCGTGTAGGAAATATGGTATTAGCTCCTATATCCCTAACGAATGACAATGTTAACAATCCAGCCATTACTCAAATAGGTAATACAACAAGCGGGAATGATGGAAATTTACATATCGTTAGAAATAATTATTCATCAAATTCACTAGCAGGTTTCCAATTTTATCAGCATCATGAAACAGCTGACAGTGTAAATTTTTCATGGCTTAGATCAAGAGGTTCTAGTTCTTCTCCTGCACCAGTTAGTCCTGGAGATGATATTATAGATTTAGTATTTTTAGGAAGAACAGCATCAAGCTACTCAGGAGTCGCAGGAATTTCTGTACAGGTAGATGGTACTCCTAGTAGCACACAAGTACCTGGTAAAATCTTATTCCAGACTAATAATGGGACTAGCATTACTAACAAAGCAGAAATAAACAAAAATGGAGAATTTCTAGTTAATACCATAGGCGCATTCTCTGGAAATACCTTAACTGTTAGGACAGGAAATAGCATATCACTTGGTAATATAATAATAAATCAAAATGGCATATACACTGCATCTAATACAAATTTAAATCTTACAGCATCTGGTACTGGTATAGTTTCAGTAGTAGGAGACTTATCTATAACAGGATCGGTCACCTTGACAGAAGTTTTAAATATGCCCGTATTAAATACAGCACCATCAACTCCAATAGCAGGAATGATAGCTATCAGCAGCGGCCTTGGGTGGAACCCACTTAGTGACGGACAACAACATATGATGGTATATCTTAATGGGCATTGGGTAAGCGCAGCCTAAGATTATATCATGCCATTAGATATTTGGACTGAAAACTCTGGTTTTAGATTTAACACGATTCAAGAACGTACTCGTGTTAGTATAAGTTTGCCAGTGATCTATGATAATCAATTCAACGACAGCACTAATCTAAGTTTTAAAATAATATCAGGTAAATTACCTCCTGGCTTATTTTTACAAGAAGATAGTATAGAAGGAACTGCTTTTGAAGTTTCTAGACCAACAGATTTTCGTTTTGTCATACGTGCTCAATATGGCAGTGATATTTCAGACCGCACATTTTTTCTTCAAGTAGAAGGAGGAGATGTGCCTAGTTGGATTACACCTGCTGGAACTCTTGCTCCTATCAATGCTGATCAACTGTATGTTTTAGACAGCAGTTATATAGATTATCAATTTAATGCTGTAGACTTTGATACAACAGTAGGACAGGTTTTAAAATTTTTTAAAAAAGCCGGTAATTTACCTCCCGGATTAATTCTCACAGAAGACGGCAGGCTTGTAGGCTGGATACAGCCTATTTTAGCTGTGCCAGAAACTGTAGGTTCGGGAGCTTATGATACCACTGTATTTGATGCTATAGCCTATGATTTTGGCTCCAGAAGCACCAATGGCTACGATAGTTTTATATTTGACAGTGTATTTTTTGACTACGCAACACCTAGCAATCCTCCTAGGAAAATTAATAGATATTATGAATTTATTATAATTGTCACCGACGGGGATAATGAAGTAGAGAGAAAGTTTAAAATATTTGTTGTGGGTGACGACTATTTCAAAGCAGATAGCACATCTACTTATACAGGTTCAAGTGTTTTCACAGTAGATACAAGTTATCTTAGAGCACCTATTTGGATAACTCCTAAAAACCTTGGTCTGAAAAGAGCCAGTAATTACCAAACATTCATATTAGATATCTATAAAGACTTTTATCAAGGAATTACTTTATACGAATTTGATCTAATTAATCCAAGGGTAACTGGTAGAGCATATACTACTTTAACCACGGAAAATAAAATATCTAGAAACCTTGTTAGAATAAAAGAATTGGACGGTGCTCCTACAACTCAGGATTATCTTTACTTAAAAAATTATGTTTCAGAAGCCAGTAATCAAATCTATGATATAGTTAATGTTCAAAAAATAACCAATACAGAATATGTGCTAACAATTAATCCAGCCCTTCAAGTAACTCTAGTTAATAATACACCGTTAGCTATAGGTTCTTTAAGTATATTACCTCCTGGTATGAGTTTTGATCCTGGTACAGCAGAAGTATTTGGGGTAGTTCCTTATCAGCCTGCTGTTACACAGTCATATAATTTTACTGTTATAGCCTATAGAATAAGCGATAAAAATGAGTATGCCAGGTCTAGAAGAACCTTCAATGTACAGATAATAGGCGAAATTGACAGTGTAATAACTTGGATTACTCAACCTGATTTAGGATCAATACAGGCAAATCTTGTCAGTAATCTTGCTGTAAAAGCACAAACTACCTTGACAAATCCTACAATTTTATATGTTTTGACTTCTGGAAATCTTCCTCCAGGTCTCACTCTAAATCTAGATGGAGAAATCGTAGGCAAAGTTAATCAATACAGCGGAGCTTATGGTCTTGGACTAATTACAATAGATGACAATAATTTAATATTAGATGGAGGAACTACTACTTTAGATAAAAGTTATAAGTTCACCATTGAAGCTAGAGATATAGCAAATTACAGTGTTATATCACAAGAATTTACCTTAGATATTGAAACTCCAAATAATGAATTATATAGCAATATAACAGTCCGTCCATTCTTAAAACAATCCCAAAGAACAATTTTTAAAGATTTTATTACTGATCCTGATATTTTTAACATTACTTCAATCTATAGACCAAATGACCCGAATTTTGGCATACAAAAAGATTTAAAAATGCTTGTATTTGCTGGAATAGAAACACAAACATCTGCTAAAGTTGTCAGCGTCATTAACAGAAATCATCAACCTAAAAGATTTAATCTTGGCAAGGTTAAAAAAGCCCAAGCACGAATAACAGGAACTAGCGAAATAGTTTATGAAGTAGTCTATGTAGAAATATTAGACCCCTTAGAGATTAATGGAAAATATTTGCCTAATAAAATTTTTACCAGATCTCATAATAACTTAATTACTGTTGACCAAAATAATGAGTTCGACTTTGGCCCATTTACCCTAGACAAACTACCATGGAAAAGACCAGACCCGTTTTATGCCAGTGTAGATAGAAATGATATCTTCGCAGGAGATCCTGGAACAGCAGTAAAATTTCCTAGCAGCATTACCAATTGGCGAGCTAGAATTAAAGAACTAGGTATAAGAGATAGAAATTATCTACCACTTTGGATGCGTACCATACAAGAAGGTAGCGTTACTGAACTAGACTATGTTCCTGCTGTGGTCTTATGCTATTGTAAACCAGGACAAGCTGATTCAATTATTCTTAATATAAAAAATAGTAACTTTAATTTTAACCAAATAGACTATGTAATAGACAGGTACATAATAGATAGTGTTACAGGGTACGAAGCCGATAAATATATCGTATTTAAAAACGACAGGACTACAATAATATGAGTGCTATAGACTACATTTCAATAGACGAAACCTATCCGATCGCTGGCCAAGATAACAGCAGCCAAGGATTTAGGGATAACTTTTCCTATATTAAAACCGCCCTTAATGTTGCTAAAAGTGAAATAACAACCTTAGAGACAAACACGGCTAAAATAGGCCAAGACAATAACTTTAATGGGTTTACTATTGAAAATGCTGAATATAATACTTTATATGGAAGTCTGGCAGTTCAAGGAAATATTCCCACAATTACAGGTTCAGCAGCCGCTACATGCACTGTAACAGACGGTGTGTATCAAACGTTCACAGCTACTGAAAATCTAACTTTAACTTTTACAGGATGGCCCAGTTCTGGTAAAGAATCTCGTATACGCATCGATTTAAAGAGTGATGGTACGGCCAGAAATATTAGCTTTGCCACTTCTGGAGGCGGCGTAATTAAAAAACCATTTTCTACACCTTTCGCTCTAAGTGCTAGCGCCAGTGCTAATAGCATATTTGAAGTTTGGAGTATTAATGGTGGTTCAACAGTTTTTATTAGGCATTTAGGAAACTTTAGCTGATGCATCCTTTAGTAGACGATTTATCTAATTTGAAAGACGTAGAACTTGAATCCAAAATTCAGGATCTCAGTAAAAAATATTGGCAAGCTAGAAATCCTCATCTAGCTAATCAAATCATATTATTATTGGATATTTACAAAGAAGAACTAGCAGCAAGAAGATTAAAATCATATCAGGCACAATTTCAAAATAGAGACAAAGAACTTGACAAATTAATTAATGTAAGTTAAAATAACTGGATGTTAACAAACAATCTAGGACAGACAATATTAGAGGATCAAGATATTTTTGATATGTTATATCAAAACATTCCTCTACAACCAGATAACGTAGTACAAGAATCCAAGGATGTTCTGCAACTAGAAGAATATCTAGGAATAAAATTTACCAGACCCAATTCATGTTCAATAGATAAATTTGATAGTGAATATCAAAATAAATGGTTTATGCCAATAGAGTATCAAAATTTGGATATTGAAAAATACATTATTGAGCTAGCTGCCCCATGGGATCCTGAACACCAACGTGTAATAGAAGAGCTTGCGGAATATAAAACAAGAAATTTATTAGATTTGCTTAGATGGTTAAAATATTTTGTAGATACAGCTCGAAATAACAACATTGTCTGGGGTGTAGGAAGAGGAAGCAGTGTAGCCAGCTATGTTTTATTTTTACTAGGTGTTCATAAAATTGATAGTATAAAATATAATTTAGATTGGCGAGAATTTTTAAGATAAGTAAATTTACAAAAAGGAGTTTATTATGCCAATGAAAGAACCACAAAGACGTACTTATAGAACAATGCAGGGCAAACAGATCGATTTAGACAAATTAAGAATTAAAAATGAAAATACTCTAGCAGTAGGTAATGCTAGAATGAATGCAAGAGGAGATGAACTAGGCCCTGATGGAAAAATAATCCGCAAACGTGAAGAAACTACAGTGGATTATCATACAGACACAACTAATATGAGGTAATTATGCCAGTAGGATTAATTCAAGGAAAACTAAGACCAATAAGAGATCATGTATTGATCACTGAAATGGAATTTCATGAAGTCAAAACTAGCTCAGGAATATTAATACCCAGTCAGGATGGTAAGGTTACAGGAATTAGACCAAGATGGGGTAAGGTCTATGCTATTGGTCCTGAACAAAAAGACGTAAAAGTTGGGGAATGGATTTATGTAGCCCATGGTAGATGGACAAGAGGTATTACTATTCAAGATACAGACGGACAAGAAATTACTATTAGACGTGTAGATACAGATGATATTTTATTATCTACTGATGAAAAACCCACAGATTTATACTTTGCAGAATGACAAATCCATTTAAAGATCAAACCAAATTTATGCGAGCCTGCGACCAAACAGTAGGCGAGATTAATGCTAGTCAATTTATACTTTATAAAAATTTAATAGAAGAAGAATTCATCGAACTGCAAAATGCTGCCAGTCAAGAAGATCAACTAGATGCCCTAGTCGATATTTTAGTAGTAACTATTGGCGCTATTAATTCAATGGGAGCAGATGGAGAAGCTGCTTGGAATGAAGTGATGAGAACTAACTTTGCTAAGATTGACTTAAAGACAGGAAAAGTTCGTAAACGTGAAGATGGTAAAGTATTAAAACCAGATGGATGGGAACCACCTAATTTAAAACCATTTCTACATCAATGAAATGTCAAATATGTAGAAAAGAATACACTGCTTCCTGTGACTATCGTCAAGGAAGATGTCCGCATCACCCACCTATTATTGACATTCACTATTTAAGATATTATAATTTGTTTAAGGCTATTAAGAACTTTTTTAAGAGGCAAAAATGAAAGAGCTATGGGTAGAGAAATACAGACCAAAAACCTTGGAAGGTTATGTTTTCAAAGATGAAACAACTAAGGCTCAAATAGAATCATGGATCAAAGAAGGTAGTATTCCGCATATCTTATTAAGCGGGCATCATGGTGTGGGTAAAACAACACTGGCTAAGATTCTAACTAATACCTTAGATATTCAAGATTCAGACGTACTATTTGCCAATGGCAGTAAAGAAGGGCGAAAGATTGAATGGGTTGATAAACTTATAAACTTTTGTCAAACAATGCCATTCGGTAATTTTAAGGTAGTTATAATTGATGAAGCAGACTATCTTAATCATGTTAGTGTACAACCTGCCATGCGTAATCTCATGGAAGAGTACAGTCAAACAGTAAGATTTATATTGACCTGTAATTATCCTAACAAGATCATTCCACCACTGCATAGTAGATGTCAAAAAATTCATATTGAAAAAGTTGATATGACTGAATTTACTGCTAGAATAGCCACTATTCTTCTAGAAGAAAATATCGATTTTGAGCTGGATGCTTTAGATAGCTATGTAAGAGCTGTTTATCCAGATCTACGCAAATGTATAAACAATGTTCAAATGAACAGCATAGATGGCAAATTACATCAGAAACAGCAGACAGAAGATCTCACAGATTATAGATTCGAAATGGTTGAATTATTCAAACAAGGAAAGTACAATGAAGCTAGAAAACTTGTTTGTAGTCAAGTAAGACCTGATGAAATTGAAGAGATTTATACGTGGTTATATCATAATGTAAGTCTCTTTGGTGATGATAGAAAACAGGCAAAATGTATACTGGTAATTAAACAAGGGTTGGCAGACCATACTTTGGTAAGTGATCCAGAAATCAATCTTGCCGCAACACTAATTAACTTAAGTGAAGTTGCCTAATAGGGGATTACTCCCCTATAAGGTTAATCTCCGTATATTTCTAAGACTTCTTTTACAGCATGATGCCTTTCTACATCAAGGTTATCGAAATATACTACATCTATATATTGTAGCTTGTCTACCAAGCTAATCCTGTCAATAAAATTTAGTAATCCATTGTCTTTTAATCTGTCAGATTGATTTAGGTCTCCTGTTACTACCATTTTGCTATTTTCTCCTATACGAGTTAATAGCATTTTCATTTGATTAGGTGTAGTATTCTGCATTTCGTCAGCTATAATATAACTGTTTTTAAATGTTCTACCACGCATATAGGCTAAAGGACTTATTTCTATAACTCCTTCAGTCATCATATTTTCAATATCTTTTTGACTATAGTATTCTCCTAAAACATCAAAAATAGGTCTTGTCCAAGGTGCCATTTTTTCTGCTAATGTGCCCGGCAAAAAACCTAAATCCTCATCTACACTTACGGCGGGTCTAGTGACTATGATTTTATCTACAATACCTTCTTGAAATAACTTAATTCCATGCTGAACTGCCAGTAATGTTTTTCCTGTGCCTGCTGGTCCAATAGCAAAAACTATATTTTTTTGCTGATTAGATAGGGATTTAAGATAAATTTCTTGGTTTTTATTACGAGGTAATAAACTTACACGCTGCTTCTTGGCAGGAAGATATGTATGAAAATCAATGACGTTAACATTACTTGTAAAACGTTTTTTCACTCTATTTTTACTCATTAAGTTCTCCCACTTTTGGTAAAGTAGGACTTGTAGTGACCGCCTAATCTCTACAGAGGTCCTACAATACTATTTAAACAATATGAAGAATTTTAAACTTTGTATAAGCTGTTTAGAATAAGCTAAATAAGACTAGTAAATTCTAGGATTAAAAATGCGTGATATTTTAGATGTAATTAAAAACGTAGAATCCATTTATAGTACTAATTCGGCACTAGGAACTCTCAAAGATTTTGAAAGAGTACTTAGTGAAATGAACATGTATGTGTATAAAAATTGGATGGATGGCGAATTAGCCAGCGGCCCTATCATAGAAAGACATTGGATCAAAGCTAGTTTTATGTGGCCTAGAACTAAAATGCCCGATCCTGTAGCAGCACAGAGATTGTTAGAGTATGGCTGTAAGATTAAATACGAGAAAAGTCATTTGATAGAACCTAGAAAAATTAAAAGCCCTGACGATTTTAGACCTGGAACACGTAAGGGTAAATTAGATCGCACTCCGATTTGGATTGTAGAAATAATGATGCCTAGAAGACTTGTTGAAGACACTTATAATGGATATATGAAAAAAATGCGTGAAGGATATGGAGTAGATACTGACATAAAATCAGATGCCAGAGCACAGCCTGCTGAAATGGCTGCTATGGCTGCTCCTACAGCACCAGGTGCCGCAGCAGCTATGCCTACAGGAGGACTACAAAGTGCCGCACCAGCAGCTTAATGAAGACCTATTAGCAGGCGATCTTAAATTTCTTGTAAACAACATATTCGAAGTGGATAGCTATAGCAGTAAAATGGGGGACGACAAAGACATTGTGGTATTAAGTTTTACTGTTGAAAGTTCTGCTCCAGCAAAGGATCTTGTAAATTTCTGCGAAAGAGGATTTGATTTTGTATTAGATGCTGATCACAGTCCAGGTGAAATGGATAATGGCAAGTATAAAGTATTTGTGGAAATTGAAAGAAATAAAAGAATAGCGGAGCAAATAAGTGAGTTACTTTATGGTATTAAAAATCTAGCAGAAGTAGATAATTTTAAATTTCGTTATCATAAAAGCTTTAACAGTTTAGAAGCTGATATACAAACTCTAAAAGAAATCGTTCCTAATAGCAAAGAAGATTATCAGGTAAAAATTCAGGAAGGTTATATGAATAATTTTACTAACTTTTTTTCAAATAGCTATCTAGACAAGATTCATGTGGATAACGATGATATCGTATTTCAAAAAAAATACGCCGAACCTTTAAGAATGCGTATAAAGAATTTTGGTAATAAAGCTGATGTATATAACTCTATAAAAGGTCCAATAATGATGGAATCAAAAGATATTGGAGAAATTTTATTTTACACAAAATACATTGGAAACTACAACATTACTAAAATATCAAATAATTTAGTATTCGAAAATAAACATTATGCTTTAGTATTGGAGAAAATCTAATGTGGCAAATAACTTGGATGTTGAGCTTACTACCAGACTGGGTTTGGTTTTTAGTTTTAATAGCAGGTATATTAGGTGTATTGGCAAGCTGGGTATTAAAGTTTATACCGTTTATAAGTAATTACAGATTACCTATTCAAGTCGTTAGCGTATTACTGTTATTAGTAGGTGTATATTTTCAAGGTGTAATTGCTAA